GGATGTGGTCGGAGCGTACCGGCCGGCGGCTCGCCCGCGTCGGTCTGCTGCGCCATCCCGAGTACGACTGGATGGGCGCCACCCCCGATCGGTTGCTGCTGCACGGGGACCGGCCGGCGACGGCCTGGGCGAACGTGGATGGGCTGTGGGAGGGCAAGACCGCGCTCGGCTGGGCGCACCTGGACTGGACCGACGACCGGCCCGTCCCCGCCCATCACTACGCCCAGGTTCAGTGGCAGATGCAGGTGACCGGCCTCGACGTGGTGTGGCTCGTCGCGCTCGCCGGGCCGCGCCTCGTCGCGCACCGCGTCGAACGCGACCAGCCGTTCATGGACGACCTGGCCACGATCTGCGAACGGTTCTGGACCCATTACGTCGCCAAGCGGATACCGCCGCCCGCGGGCGGGTCGGAACGGCTGGCCCGCGCGCTCGCCGACCGCTGGACCCCGGACCCGGACAAGACCGTCGTCCTCGACCCGGCCGTGTTCGTCCCGCTGCGCGACCGGATCACCGCGGCGAAAGCCATAGAGAAGGCCGCGAAGGCCGACCGGCTCGCCGCCGAGAACGAGCTGCGGCTGCTCCTCGAAGACGCCGAAGCGGCCGTTATCGACGGCGAGACGGTCGCCACCTGGCGGGCCACCGAACGCGCCGGCTACACGGTCGCGGCCTCGACGGTGCGGACGTTGCGGCTTCCCACCCCGAAGAAGGGGCGGTGACCGTGCCGCCGCGCCCCCGCAAACCCCCAGCCCCACGAACAGGAGACGCCCCTATGGCCGCACACCCCTCGGATGCCGCTAGAGCTGCCGTCGCCCAGCGCGCCGCGCAGGCCACCGACCCGGAGCAGCCGCGGCCCGAACCGACGCTCGGCCAACTGATCGAGAACCTCAAGCCGGAGATGGCGCGGACGCTGCCCCGGCACATGGACGCCGACCGGATGGCGCGGATGGCGCTCACCCTGGTCCGCCAGACCCCGAAACTGGCCGACTGCACCCGCGACAGCTTCCTCGGGGCGCTGATGACCTGCGCGGCCCTCGGCCTGGAGCCGGGCCCGCTCGGCCACGCCTGGCTCGTGCCCTACGGCCGCGAATGCACGTTCATCGTCGGCTACAAGGGCCTCATCGAGTTGGCCTGGAGAAGTGGGCGGCTCCAGTCGATCACCGCGGAGACGATCCGCGCTAACGACGAGTTCGAGTTCGCGGCCGGGCTCGACCCGCACCTGACCCACCGCTGGAACCTGACAGCCGACCGGGGCGCGCCGATCGGCTGGTACGCAGCGGCCCGGCTCAAGGACGGCGGCAGCGCGTTCGTAGTCATGTCCCGCGCCGATGTGGAGGCGATCCGCGCCCGCAGCCGGGCACGGGACAAGGGGCCGTGGGTGACCGACTACGAAGCGATGGCCAAGAAGACCTGTATCAGGCAGTTGGCCCGGTGGCTGCCGCTGTCGGTCGAGTTCGCGCAGGCCATCGCCCAGGACGAGGGCGTACGCACCGACCTCACCGACGCGGGCATCGACATGATCCCGACGTTCGTGGACGGGGAGACGGTCCCGGCCGGGGTGGACCCGGCCACCGGCGTCATCACCGACCTGGACGAGGGCCCGGACGACGAGGCGGGCGGGCCGACGTGGCCGCCGGTGCGCGAGCCGGGCGCCGGCACGCCGGGTGACGAGAGCGGGGACGCGCCGTGACCGCGCCCGTCGCCACCCTCGACCCCGGGATCGTGGTCGGCTGGCCGCTGCTCACCCTCACCCACGGGGGGACGGCGACCGCCGACGAACGGGCCCGCCTAGCCAAACTGGCCGGGGTCGCGCACGTACTGTTCGAGCCCGACTACCGGCTGGTCTGCTCCCCGCACTGGATGAGCTGGCGGTTCCCACCACGCCGGCTCGGCGCGGTCGCCACGCTGCGCGCCCGGTTCGCGGAACTCGAGCCGGGCTGGTGGGAACTGCGCCTCGACACGGAGACGCCGCTGTGACCGCCCCGGCCGATCCGCGGCCCGCCGACCGGGTCGCGTTGCGCCGCAAGGCCCTCGCCGTGCTCCGCGAGGGCCGGCTCACCGTCCACGAAGCCGCCGCAGAGCAGATGGACCCGCCGCACAAGGTGGTGGCGTTCGTCCGCTCGTCGCGTGACCCGGGCCGCTCCTACGTGGTCGACCTGATGGCCGGCACGTGGTCCTGCACGTGCGGGGCAGGCGGCGGCCTGTGGGGCGCGCACGGGTGGGGCCAGCAGCCCGAATGCGCGCACATCACTGCGGCCCGGCTCGTGTGCGGGGCGTGGCTGCCAGGACCCGTCCGGTGAGCCGGCAGCGGCCGTGGCCGTGCGGCCGGTACCCGACCCGGGCCGCGGCGGAGGTCGCCGCCGAGATGGCCGCGGACGGCCGCCGCTGGGTGGCGTCCGGCTGCGGTGACCACTGGCATGTGCGGCCCGTCCCGGTCCACCGGCCCCGCGAGCCCGACCCGGTGGCCGTCGAGCGGCTCTGTAGCGGGGATCGGCCGGCCCGGGTCACCCGCGGCGAGCTGGCCGCGGCGGCGGCCCGGCTGACCCGGTGGGGCCTGTCCGCGGCCCAGGTCGCCGCCCGCCTGCACTGCACCCAGCGGTCGGCGCAGCGGTACCGGGCCGCCGCCACCCGTCTCGACCCAGGGGAGGACATGTGACGGACAACCATCCGGCGGACCACGTCGTGGCGTGCGGCAGCCGGTGGCGCGCCCACCTGGCCGCGGGCGAGCTGCACGACACCGGCTACACGGACGTGCGGGTGCGCGGCAAGACCCTGGTCGTCCCGGCGACCAGCGGCGCCTGGCTGGCCGACCAGGTCGCCGCCTACGTCCGCGAACGCCGGCTCGACGTCCCCGCCGATCCCGAGCACCACGTCCAGCTCGCCACCCGGCCCAAGAGGAAGGAGAACGACCGATGACGGCCGCCGAAGTCGAACCGGCGTGGATTGAGTCCGACGTCTGGCAGCGGCCCGACTGGGCCGCGCTCGATGTCGGGCCGCGGCTGCTGTGGCTGCGCGCCGTATCGATGTCCGCCATCGACCGCCGCGCGTTCGTGAGCCGCGCCGATCTGGCTGCCTGGGCCGAGCCGGGAATCGATAAGCCGGAATGTGCGGGGAGGCTTGTCGCTGCCGGGTTCTGGGTGCCCGTGGAGGGCGGCTGGGAAATCGTCGGGGAAGGTGAACTGTTCGGCTACGACGACCCGGAGGAGGGCGACCAGTGAGTGAGGGGCGGCTGCACGACACGTTAGGGCAGGACTCCGATTGGCTGGCGCTTTCGCATACGGCACAGTGGCTTTATGTCGCTCTTCTGTGGCAGCCGGAACGTACTCATGCGGGGACGCTCACGATTGCGTTGCGGCGGTGGGCGCGTCTCTCGCCGACGCTGAACGTGGAGATGGTCCGGGACGCGCTCCTCGAACTGGCGGCGGCCCGGTTCGTCGTTGTGGACTTCGACACGGACGAGATCCTTATCCGCACGTATATCCGCAATGATGGCGTGTATCGGCAACCTAATGTGTTCAAGAGTGCGGCGAGGAGCGCGGCCGCGATCGCGTCCCCTCTGTTGCGGGAAGCGGTAAGGACGGAGTTGCTGCGGTTGCCGTTGGATGAGTTGGCGGGACCGACACGCAAGCGGGTGGAAGTTGTTCTAGAGGAATTGCTGGAGCGGTTCGGGCCGCCGCCACCGTCGCCGGGCGGGGGAGCGAACGAGGCAGCGGAGCAGTCGCCCGAACCGGCGCTGCGGGTCGTGGAAGGGTTCGAATCCTTCCCGGAAGGGGTTCGGACGGCCTGTGGAAAACCTCCGCCGGGGAACCCTTCCGGGAACCCTTCGGGGAACCCCAACGGTGTACCCTTCCGGGAACCCTTTGGCGAACCCTTTCGGGAACCCTTCACTTCGGCGGCCTTGAGCGAGGAACCCGAGCATTCGCCAGGGCCTCTACCTGCGGTTTCGTCGTCGGCTGGGCTCGCTGGGGAACCCTTCCGGGAACCCTTCGGCGAACCCTTTGCCGAAGGGTCCGGGCGCGCGCGCGCGTATCCCCATTCCCCTTCCCCTTCCCCTTCCCCCCTACCTACCAGCGCAAGGTCACCAAGCCCCGGCGATCTTGAAACCGGGGGGGACGATCTTCATCGCAAGATCACGGCCGGGCGGGCGGCCAGGGCCGCCGCCGGCCGCCCGCTCGCCGGCTGGGAACCGCTGCGGATCACCCAAGCCATCGCCGATGCCCAACGCGCCGATTGCCCGCCGCAAATAGCCTGGCTCGCACTCGCCGAACTGGCCGCCGACCCGGAAACCGTCAAACCAAGCCGATTGGCGAGCCGCTGGCAGTTCACGAGTTCCGCCCGGCACCCGACCACCCGCGGCGGTCCGGACCGCGACCGGCTGTACCGGGAAGCCGAACGGGAAGCCGATCGGGAAATGCGCAGCGACCCGCAATGCCCCGCATACCGATATGCGGATCTGATCTCGGCTGCCCGTATCCCCGTTTACGAAGTCGAAGATGAATATCCGGCGGCTCGTGCCCTCGCCGATGCGGGTTTGGTGCCGAAAGCCCTGCTCGACGCCCTCGACGCAGCCCCGCCCGGCAGCCCGGCCGCCCACGTCCGCCGCCGCCGGGTCGTGCTCGCCGCCCGCGCCACCAACCCCAAGATCACCCGCCAGACGGCTGCGGACGGCTAGGCTCGGCGCGGGGATGCCCGTTCCCGCGCCCTGTGAGCGCCGTAGAGCGACGAACAAGGGGGGTCCGGTATAGCAACGCCAAGACCGCAACTCGACGCCTCCACGGGCGAACCGCCCGCACGGCACACCGACCGGGCACAGACCCCCGCAACCCCTGCCAGCTGCCGCTGCGGAGCCCGCTGGACCGGCCTGAACACCTGCCACTGCGCCGCCTGCCACCAAACATCCACCGGAATCAGCGCATTCGACAGCCACCGCACAACACGCAGCACCGAACGCACATGCCTGCCCGCCACAACAATCGGCATGACCGAAATACGCAAACACGGCCCGACACCCGTCTACGGCTACCCCATGCCCACCGACGCCCTAAACCGCATCAAACACTCCGAGGACACAATGGCCGTCCCGATAACCGACCCACCGCCCGCCGTGTTACGCGGCCGCTACGAAGCCGGCGCCACCATCCGCGCCCTCGTCACCGAAACCGGCCGCTCCTACGGCTGGGTCCACTCACACCTACGGGCCGCCGGAACCCCACTACGCGGCCGCGGCGGCTACCATCCCCGCCGCACACCCACAAGGCACCCCACATGAGCTGGCACCGCATCGACGTCTGGGAATACCGCTGCACCCGCTGCGCCGCACCCATGAGCTACGGCGACGGGGACACCTACCTGTGGCCCGCACCCGACCCCGCAGACCTACCCGCGGGAAACGGCTGGTGGTTCGACGCCGCCGACGACGGGTTCTGCGAGAACTGCTGGCACTGGTGCGAAGGCGTCGAAGGAGGCCTGGAAGCACCGGGCCCACGCCACGACTGCGCCCCATGCCAACAGATCGACGCCCCGCCCCCCGCCCAGACCCAGCAAGCCCACCCATGACCCGCTACGTCCACGACGGCCCCGAAGCCGGCCACCGCATCCCACCCACACTCGTCGGCGTTCCCGGCTGGAACCGCGACCGTCCCGACCTCCTGCTCGTCCTCCAACAGCAACTCGCCCGGCTGCGCTCCCGCGACGCCCGGCTGCGCGCCGAGCTGGGCCGGCTCGCCGACAGTGGCACCGTCAGCCCCGACGCCGCCCGGCTCGCCCGCCGGCTGGCCGCCGCCCTCGCCGACCCCGACCGCCCCGACCCGATCACCTGAAAGGCGCCCCGTGCCCGACGCCCCGCTCAACACCGCCGATGCCTACGTCGCCACCTACGGCCCCGACGACGGCCGGCCCCACCTACAAGACGCCCTGGGCGCCGCCCGTGACCGACTGGACGACCTGCGCTACGTCACCGGCCGACTCGGCGAGTTCCACGCCCTGCTCGCGGACATCGCCCAGGCCGCCGTCAAGGGCGACGCCGACCTCGACAAGATCGGCGTCGCCCTCGACCACTGGCTCGACACGATCCGCGGCACCATCCACAAGGACAGCGCATGACCCGCACCGACATCGCAACGACCCGCGCGCTCGCCGCCGCCGCCGTCATCGAGGCCGCTGGCCATCCCGAACCGGCTGCGCTCGGACGCCTCGTCGCGCAGCTCGCCGCCGCCCACGAACTTCTCGACCAGATCACGGCCGCCGCCTACGGCGCCGACCTCGCTGCACTCGACACGATCAGCAACGCCCTGGCCGGTGTCCTGCGCGACCTACACCGGATCAGGCTGGCAGCGGGAGGGGGCCGGGAATGACGAGTCGCCGCGCCGTTCGCCGTGCCCGCGCCGGACGTACCGGCACACCGAAGGTCCGCCCGCCGACACTGGCAGCGGTACGGTCCCCGTTCGCACCGATCCTCGACGCCGAGCCTGCCTTGATCGCCACTCGCCGTATGCAGATAAACGCCTGCCGCGACGAACGTACGCGCGCATGGCCGGCCATAATGATCGAATACGGTGCGGGCTGTGCGCCTGGAGAGGCCCCTCGTGTCAGCGCGCAGCTCTGGCACCTAGTCGGTGCGATCATGGCCGCCGGCCGCGCGGACGGCGAGCCTGCGACCGTCTGGGCGGACAGTGGCGACACGCTGATCGTCTACTACCCGCCTGCCGCCGCTGACCGCGCCGAGCAGTTCCGCTGGACCGTCGAAACACTCGGCAACGGCGACTGGACGATCACCGTTGCTGGCCCGCCGTGACCGCGCACCCGCCCGGCGACCCGACCGTCCTTTCCACCCCGGCCGGCCGGCTGGACCTGGGTCTGCGGCACCTGCCGCGCGCAGGCCGCGCGGTTCTGGGCGACCCGCACCGGCGCCCTGACCGACCACGACGCGCTGGTCCGCCGGCTCGCCGCCCTCGACCGGATGATCGGCCCCGCGAACCCGCAGCGTGGCACGCTGGGCACAGCGGGTTAGATCCATCTCGTTACCGGATACCGGGAGGGCAAACGGTGGTCCGTCCCAGGCCAAGCCCCGAGATCGCCGAACGCCGCCGCAAGGCCCTTGACCTGCGCATGGCCGGCGTCGATACCGCCACGATCGCCAAGACCCTCGGCATCCGCGAGGCGACCGTCCTCGTGGACATCTCCCGGCTGCTCGCCGCGCTGCGCACCGAAGACCTCGAACGGGTCGACGCCTACCGGGCCCTCGAAGCGACCCGGCTCGACCGGATGCAGGCCGCCGTGTGGGCCCAGGCCGTCCACGGTGAGGAGGCCGCGATCCGCTCCGTATTGAGGATCATGGAACGCCGGGCCCGGCTATGGGGCCTCGACGCCCCCACCCAGGTCCAGGTGCTGACCGTCGACGCGGTGGAAGCCGAGATCGCCCGCCTCGAGCGTCAGATCGCCGCGCGCCAGGCCGGCATCGTGGACGGGGAAGTGGTGACCGCCGATGACGAGGCCGCCCGGTTCGCTGGCTGAGCTGCGCCTGGCCCGGCTCCGACAGCTCCGCGAGCTGCAAGCCGTCACGATCGGCGCTGCCCGGGCCGCGGCCCCGCCGACCCCGGGCGCGCTCGCCGCTCTCGTCACCCGCAGCCGCGAACTGCAACCACCGCACCTGCGGCTGATAGACGACGCCTTCACCCGCCTTGACGCGGGCGAATGGCACCGCGTCGCCGTGTTCCTCCCACCGAGGCACGGTAAGTCCCGCCGGGTGGTCCGCTGGGGCGTGCCCTGGTGGCTACAACACCACCCCGACCACCGCGTCGCCGTCGCCTCCTACGGGGCGATGCTGGCCGAGGACCACGGCCGGTGGATACGCGACCTCATCTCGACCTACAACGGGCTGCGCGGCGGCCCGCTCGACCTCGGGCTGCGGCTGTCGCCGGCGAGCACGAGCGCCGGCCGGTTCGACCTCGACGGGGCGGCCGGCGGGTTCGTCGCGGTCGGCGTCGGGTCGGCGCTCACCGGCCGCGGCGCCGACCTCCTGATAGTCGATGATCCCGTGAAAGACGCCGAGGCCGCCGACTCGCCGCTACAACGCCAACGCACCTGGGACTGGTGGCAGGCCGTCGCCCAGACCCGCCTCGAACCGGGCGGGCGGGCGGTACTGGTGAGTACCCGCTGGCATGAAGACGACCTGGCCGGCCGCATCCTCGCCGACGAACCCGAAGGCTGGCACATCATCAACCTGCCGCTGCTCGCCGAAGCACCGGACCCCCGGCGCTGGTGGGCGGCCGGACCCGACCCGCTCGGCCGCACGCCCGGCGAACCGCTGTGGCCCGAACGGTACGGGCTCGACTGGGCCGCGGACACGCGGCCCCGGCTCGGGGAGCGGGTGTGGGCGAGTCTCTACCAGCAGCGCCCGGCGCCCGTGGCGGGTGGGCTGTGGAAGTGGGACACGATCCGCGCCCACCGCGTCCTGCCCGACCAGGTGCCCGAGCTGACCGGGGCCGTCGTCGCGCTCGACCCGGCCGCCAGCGCCGGCACCAGCAGCGACGAGACGGGGATCGTCACCGCGGGTATCGCCGCCGACCGGCAGCTCTACGTCCTCGCTGACGACAGCGGCCGGTGGGAGCCGGCCGAATGGGCGCGCCGCGCGCTGCTCGCCGCCCAAGCGCACGGGGCCGGGACGGTCGTCTACGAATCCAATCAGGGCGGAAACATGATCCGCCTGGCTCTCGACGTGGCCTGGGACGCGCTCGTGCGCGACGAGGCCGTGAGCGGCCTGGCGCCGCGGGTGGTCGGTGTCCACGCCCACGCCGGCAAAAGTCTGCGGGCCGAACCCGTCAGCGCGCTCTACACGCAGGGCCGCGTCCACCACGCGGGCCCGCTGCCCGAGCTGGAGGACCAGCTCACCCGCTGGGTGCCGGGCATGGACTCACCCGACCGGCTCGACGCCCTGGTGTATGCGGTCACGCACCTGGCCGGCGCAACGCCGAAACCGTCCAGCGTGAGCAGCGTGGCCGGCTACCGGATCGCCTGACCCCGCATCGGGTGACCGTCGATCCGGTCGGCCTGCCCGGCCGCGATGAACATCTCAGCGTCCGCGAGGCTCATGCGGAACGCGCGGAACTGCCGGGGCGACCAGCGGTAAGCGACCTTCCGACCGTTGCGGTCAAGCTGGAAGAAGATCGCGAGCCGGGTGTTGTAGCCGGGAGTGTTGCTGGTCATCGGGGCCCCTCGGTAGTGACTGACACTACATGTATCGGCTGGGTTCACGCCCAGTCACATCACTCATTCGGGTGCCAGGCCCGGACATGCGAAACCCCCGCCTCCCAAGGTTGGGGCGGGGGTTTGGCGCGGCCGTCAGCCCGTGAAAGTGATCAGGCCGTCGCGGTGCGCCCAGACGGTCACCGTCTCCTGAGAGCCGAGCAGGTAGCCGGCCTGGCTCTTGTACTCCACGAGCTGCACGCCGACCCAGCCCTGCCGGAGCAGCTTCGAGCAAGGGTCGACCTCGACCACCGGGCAGTCGAAAGACTCGAAGCCCCAGGCGGCCACCAGCTCGCCGCAGGACTCGACGCCGCATGCCTTGCCAGGGCAGGCGACGAGCCGCTCGGTGCCGGCCTGGCGGGGGGCGGTGAAGGTGCGGGCCACGCGGGGGCCTCCGTTCCGGGCCCGGGGCGGGCCCCGTAGGGGGTGGACGGCATCCGTAGTGGCTGACACAACATGTATCGGGCTCAGGGCTCGGACACCGAATCACCCGAACGGATGACCGTCACCTTGGGTGACATTGTGGCCGGGTTGTGTGATGATGGGGGACGGAACCGGGTTGTCACTTTCTGAGGGCAACAACCCGGCTCCGCGTTCCTAGCTAGCGACGGTGGCGGCCCTTGCCGGGGCCGTCACCCCGTCGTCGCACCGCGACGACGAGCTGAACCAGGTTCACAGCGACGGCCGCCCAAGCGGCTGCGTCCTGCCCCATCACATCATCCCCTCGCGGGGGCTCCGTAAGGCCCGTGCGGCCTTACCCTCTTTACATCGGTAGTGGCAGACACTTCCCGTATCACTCGTCCGGGTGACCAGCACGGCCCACGGTCGGCCGACATCCCTACTGTCAGCCAGTACTGACCTGAGAGGGGAACCCGATGCCACGTCCCGGCCCGGTACGCCCACCGATCACACTTCGCCTCGACCCGCTCTACTACGCCGCGGTCGACCAGTTCGCCACCTACGAGACGGCTGGGAACCGCTCCGAGATGGTCCGCACGCTCCTGGAGGAAGCCCTGACCGCCCGCGGGCTGAACCTCGGCCCACGCCGGCCGGCCGGCTGAGATCGCCGGGTAGCGGTTACCCGTGTCGGTGCGGTTACGCTGTGCGGCGCGTCACACCCACCCCTGGAGGCCGCCGTGGCGAGCCCCGAACTGCTCGGCCTCGCCCGCGCGGCCACCCAACGCATCTTCGACCCGTGGACGCGGATCGCGTTCACGGCCCTGCTCGACGCGCTGCCGGAGGAACTGATGGCCGACCTGCAACAAGCCCTCACCGACCTCGACGGCGCGGTCGGTGCCGTCCGCGACGACCACGCCCGGCTGCAAGCCGAGATCGACCGGCTCGCCGCCGCCGGCACCGACACGGCCGCCCTCCAGGCCGCCGCCGACGCGATCGAAGAGCGCGTCAGCGCGCTCAACAGCGTCACCCAGCAGGCCGCGCAGGCCGCCGGCACCGACACGAGCGGCGGTGCCGGCACTGCGGCTGCCGCGGGCGCGGCCCCGGCCGAGCCGGGCGCGGACACGTCGGCGGGCGGCGGCGCGGCGGACACCGCCGGCCCCACCGGCGGTGGTGGCCCCGGCTGATCCCACCCGCGCAGTGGGCGGGCGGCACTCTTCCCAGGGCACACCGCCCTGGCCGTCCGCCCGCTGCCCGAACACCCTGCTTCCCGAACACCCCCGTGCGAGGCGCCCGTGACCGCGACCGCCGCCCCGGCCGCCCTGACCGGCCGCGTGTGGCCCGCACATGTCACCGTGCCCGGCGCCACCTGGCGCCAAGCCCTCGCCCTGCTCTACACCGACCGGGCCGACATCTGGGTGGACGCCTGGCCCGACCCGCTGCTCGTGGCCCGTCTCCCGCTACCGGACGGGCCACCCGCCGGCCCCGCCCCCTGGCAGATCGGCACGGCCACCATCGCCCGCTCCCGCGGCTGCGGCTGCGGATCGCGGATGCGGACCTGGGTACCCGCCCTGCCCGAACGGATCGCCGCCCGATGACCCCCGGCGAACTGGCCGACCTCGCCGTCGACGCCTGCGCGGCCGCCCGCCTGACCCGCCTGCTCACCGCCGACACGCTGCCGCCCTTGTCCGCGGCCCGCGAGAAGGCCCACGACGCCGTGGCCCGCCGGCACGGCCCGGCGTGGGCGGACGGGCTGCGCTGCCCGTGGTGCGCGGGCATGTGGGTGGCCGCAGCCGTCCACCTGGCCCGCCACCGGCTCGCCGGCTGGCCGCAGGCGGCTCGGCTGCTCGCCGTCGCCCACCTGGCCGGCCTGCTGCAATCCGACACCTGATCGGAGGGGACCGTGCGCTCGCTGCTCGCCCCGCGCGTCCCCGCCCGCGCGCTCACCGCGGCCGCCATGCCCACCCCGCCCCCGCCCACCGACAACCGGCGCCGTGCCGGGATGGCCGAAGCCTGGCAGGCCGACGCGTGGGGGTTTTTCGACACCTGCGGGCTGGTCAAGTACGCGGCCCGGTTCGTCGGCCACGCCTTCAGCCGGGTGCGGCTGGTGCCCGCCGTGACGATGAACCCGGGTGACCCGCCCGTCCCCGTCGACGTCGCCACCAAAGACGACCGCAACCCGCTTCCGCGGCCGCTCGCCGATGCCGCCGAGGCCCTGCTCGCCCGGCCGGCTAGCGCCACGGACGGCCAGGCCGGCCTGCAACGCGCCGCCGGGCTCAACCTGTTCGTCGCCGGGGAATGCTTCCTGGTCGGCCGCGCCATGCCAGCCGGCGAGGACTGGAGCGTACGTTCCGTGCTGGAGATGCGCCGCCGTCCGGACATGACCGGGCCCACTGCGGAAGGCTGGGTCATCCGCCAGCCTGGCAGCCAGGGCGGCGACATCGAACTCACCAGAGCCGACTACATCAGCCGGCTCTGGCAGCCGCACCCGGCCGACGCCCGCCTCGCGGACAGCAGCGTCCGCGCGATCCTCACCGACCTCGCCGAACTCGCCATCCTCGACCGGATGGTCCGGGCGACCGCCACCAGCCGGCTGTCCGCGGGCATCCTGCGCGTCCCCAACGAGATCACTATCCCGCGGCCCACGGACATGCCCGACGACCCGGACCTCGATCCGCTGCTGTGGGCGCTGCTCCAGCACATGACCGCCCCCATCCGCGACGAGGGCACCGCCAGCGCGGTCGTCCCGATGATGGTCCGCGGGCCCGGCGAGGCGCTGGCGCAGCTCGACCGGCTCGACATGGCCCGCAGCGTCGAGGACCAGTTCGCGGCGATGCGCGACGAGAAACGCAAGACGATCGCCCAGGGACTCGACCTGCCCTCCGAACAGATCCTCGGCAAAGGCGGGATGAACCATTGGGGGGCCTGGCAGGTGGACGAGTCCACCTACAAGGCCCACCTGGAGCCGCTGATCCTCGGCATGTGTGGGCAGCTCACGAGCTGCTGGCTGCGGCCCGGCCTGCCGGCGGGCCCGTGGGCCGACCGGCTGATGGTCTGGCCGGACACGTCCGACCTCGTGGACCATCCCGACCGCGGCGCCGACGCCCAAGCCGCCTACGACAGGGTCGAGCTGTCCGGCGAGGCGCTGCGCCGCTACCGCGGGTTCCCCGAGTCCGACGCCCCCAGCCCCGAGGAAGTCGCCGCCCGGGTGGCCCGCGCCGCCGCGATGGCCGGTAAACCCGCACCGGGCGAAGCCCCCGCAGCCCCGCCGGCCGTCGCACCGGCCGCGGGACCGTCCACCGCGCAACCCCCCGCCGTGCGCACCCAATCACCGGCCAGCGTGCAGGCCGGCCCACCCCGCGTCGCCGCGCTACGCGCCGTTCCCGCCGCCACCCCCGGCGCGGCCGCGGCCGCCGCGCTCGGCCGTCGCCTCGCCCGCTACGACCGGGAACTGGCCGCCCGCATCGAGATGTTCGCCGACGCCGCGCTGCGCCGCGCCCTGGAACGGGCCGGGGCCCGGCTCCGCTCCAGCGCCCAGCGGCACGCCCCGCTGCGCGCCGCGCTCGCCGCGGTGCCCCGCCACCGGGCCGCCGCCACCGTGGGCCGCGCCGTCGTCGCGCAGCTCGGGTTCGCCGACGACGACGACCTGCTCGCCACCGACTGGGACGAACTCGCCGCCCACGTGGACGAGCAGACCGACCGCACCCGCGACGCCGCGCTGGCCGCCGTGCTCGCCGCCGCGGCCGCCGCCGGCCGCACCCCGGGCGACCCGACGCTCGCCGAGTGGGAGATGGCCGCCCTGACCGACCGGGAGGCCGGCCACGCCGCGCTGGTCGCCGCGATGCGCGACGCCGCCGCCCACCGGCTCTACACCCCGGACGGCGACGACGACGAGCGTCTGCGCGACGCCCTGGACGACCCGGACACCCCGCTGGTGGCCGCGAGCGCGATCCGCGGCGTGCTGTCGGTCTACGGCGGCGGTGGGCTGCCCGACGAGACCGGCGCCGAGATGCCCGGCACCGGCACCGGCGTCGCCACCGGCGCCCGGGTCCTCGGCCTCGCCGACACCGCCGGTATCCGGCTCGTCTCCTGGACCTGGCAGCACGGCGCCCCCGCCCACCCGTTCAAACCGCACCTCGACCTCGACGGGCACGTGTTCACCCGCTACGACGACGCGGCGCTGGCCCTGACGAGCGACTACGACTGGATGGACACGGCAACGGGAGGGTGGCATCCGGGCGACCACGCCGGCTGCACCTGCTCGCTGGAGCCCAACCTCGAACTCGACACCGGCGCCGCCGAAGGCGCCGCCTGAAAGGGGCCCGCGCATGACCACGACCGCACTCCCACCCGACACCGACGAGGCCGCCGAGCTGGTGCCCGACGACGAGACGGCCGAGATGGGTGGCGGGCCCGGGTTCACGGCGACGCTGATCCGCGAGGGTGTGCGGGTCGAGGACGGCCGGCTGATCCGCCCCGGCGGGCTGGTCGCCCGGCCCTGCCCGCTGCCGCTGATGGCCTCCTGGACCACCGAGGACGACCACGGCGGCGCCGCGCTGGTCGGCCGGATCGACCGGGTGACCCGCGCCGACGACGGCACCTGGACCTGCGAGGGCACGTTCGACACCGGCCCCGTCGCCGCCGAAGCCGCCCGGCTCGTCGCCGCCGGGATGCTGCGCGGCCTGTCCGTTGACACGATCCCCGGCGACGTGGAGGTCCATGTGAGCGCGCCCGAGGCGGCCACCGCGGGCCTCGGCGTGTGGAAGACGTTCACCGAGGCCGAGCGGCGCGCGCTCGCCAAGCAGGGTAAGGCGCTGCCGGGCGGCGGGTGCCCGATCGAGAACGAGGCGCAACTGCGCGACGCGATCCGCGCGGTCGGCCGGGCGACGAACCCGGCCGCGGCGAAGGCCCACATCAAGCGCCGGGCCCGCGCGCTCGGCCTGACCAAGCTCATCCCCGAGGGCTGGGCCATCGTCGTCTCCGGCGACGCCCCCGCACCGCCCGCCGAGGAAGAAGCCGAGGCTGAGGGCACGAGCTACCAGCAGAGCCGCGCGCAGGTCGACCTCGTCACCGCGACGCTGATCGGCGCGACCCTCGTCCCGCACCCGGCCTGGGACGGCGCCACCTTGACCCTGACCGGCGAACCCCCAGCCGAAACCGAAGCCGAGGAAGATATCGGGGAAGGCGAACCGGTCGCCGCCGCCGCCCACCCGGCGGATTGCGCGGATTGCGCGGCGATGCGCGCCGCCGCCCAGACGGCTGCCGCCGCCGGCCCGTCCCAGATGCCGGCGGCGGCAGCCCCCCCGGCCGACTGGTTCACCGACCCGCACCTGGACCGGCCCACCCCGCTGACCGTGACCGCGGACGGACGCGTGTTCGGCCACGCGGCCCGCTGGAACGTCTGCCACCGGGGGATCGCCGGCCGCTGCGTCACCGCCCCCCGCTCGGCGGCCGGCTACGCCCACTTCCGCACCGGCTCCGTCGTCACCGACGACGGGACCAGCGTGGCGACCGGCCCGCTCACCGTGGGCACCGGCCATGCGACGCTGGCCGCCGGGGCCCGTGACGCGGCCGCCCACTACGACCACACGGGCACCGCGGTCGCGGACGTGGCCTGCGGCGAGGACGCGCACGGCATCTGGGTCGCCGGCTGCCTGCGGCCCGGGGTGAGCCCCGAGCAGGTGTGGGCGCTGCGCGCGTCCGCGCTGTCCGGGGACTGGCGGCCGATCGGCGGGCGGCTGGAGCTGGTCGCGTTGCTCGCCGTGAACACGCCCGGGTTCACCATCGCCGCCTCGGCCGCGCCCGAGGTCGCCTGGCGCGAACACGGCCAGCAGGTGACCGCGCTGGTCGCCGCCGGGGCTACCGCCCCGCCCGCCCCGGTCACCCATGCCGATCTCGATGCGCTCGCGGCCGAGGTCGCCCGGCTGCGCACGCTCACCCGGCCGCTGCTCGGGCTGGCCGCGGCCGCCGCCCGTCAGCGGCTCACCGCATGAGCCATGACCTGGCCCTGGCCCCGGGCGACCCGACTCGACGTGTACCGGGCGCTGCTACAGGTCGTCGGCCCCGAAGACGCGCACCACATCCTGCACTCGCCCGCACGGTCGCTCGGCGGCCGCCGCCCCGCCGACGTGATGGACGCCGGTGACGTGGAACTCGTCTACGCCTGGGCGATCGCGTTGGGGGAGGGCGTGGTCATGTGAGCCGCGGCGGCTGTGAAGCGCGCACCGCGAGCGGCGAGCCCTGCCTGGCCGAGCCCGCCTTCACCTACGCGGTGCACTGCCACTGGTGCGCCTACCGGCACGTCGGCGCCGTCTGCGCCGGCCACGTCGAGTCCAGCCCCCACTGCCCGCGCTGCTACGCGACCCGCGCCGTCACCGTCATCGTCACCGCCCGCACCGACGCCGAGCCGATCGTGCCCCGCGAGGACTAGCCGACCGCCGCAGGAACCGCAGAACCCCGGCAGGCGGCAACAGTGCATAAACGCATCCACAAACTTCGCCTCCCGCGTGCCCGACGATCGGGCACACGTGATGGCACACCGTCCTGCCGGGGCCACATCGGCGCAGGTCAAGACCCCCGGCCAACCGCTTTCATAGCAGTTTTCCCGACCGCTGGGCATCCCTGTGGGCAGCTACGATTACCGGCCATGCCATCGCGGCCGCTACGGCGACGATTCGGGTCGGTGCGCCGACTGCCGAGCGGCCGGTGGCAGGCCCGCTACGAGATCGCCGGCCGTCTCTACACGGGCTCGCGGACCTTCACCACCGAAACCGCGGCGGCGAGCTTCCTGTCACGTGTCGAGGCAGACGTAGCCGCTGGCACCTGGAAAGAGCCGTACCCATATCCGAGTGCGCGGCCGCCGCCGGCCCGTCGACCGGTCTGGGCGTGGCCGGTCGCGGCTATGCGTCAGCTGCTATGTGCGATTACGAGCCGAGCCCGGCAACCGCCGTCGTCCAGTCGGTAGCGATCCGCCGTTGCGCCTCCGCCAGCGGCAGCCGGCCCGCGCACACGGCACGGCGCAGCGTGTTCTCCACCTTGTCCTTCGGGTTCGGGCTCGCGCCCGGCTCGGGCCACAGGTTGCGCGGATCGCGCGGGGCACCGCCCAGCTCCAAGGAGATCAGGTGGTCTTCCTCGTGGGCGCGGACCTGGTCGTGGAACCCGTAGGCGACCATCTGCTGGCGTTTCACGCGGTTCGTGTAGCTGGCGGACGGGCGGATCGTGGCTGTCCACCCGGCCACGCAGATTGTCGAACGGATGTTCGCCTGGGTGACGGCCGGGTTCGTCGCGCCCGGCGTGCAGGCCGCGTCTGGTAGCGGGCCGGTGGCGGTGGTCCGGGCATGACAGGTGATGGCCGCACTCGACGTGCTGGGCACATGCCCGGTATTCGCGGCTGCGCCAGCGATGACGGTGGCGAGCGCGGCGGCTGCGGTGGCTGCGGCGGGGATCAGGTGCATGACTGTCCTATCGGCATGGGGTGGGGTGGACGAAAGGGACCCCGCCGGATGGCGGGGCCCCACCCGGCGGGCTAGCAGTAGCCCAGCTCGGCGGATTCGGCCTGGTAATCCTCGATGGCTGCCAGCCACCACGCGCGTGCCGCCCAGCCGACCAGGACGACGCCTTCGCGTGGCAGGACCACGGAGTTCGAGGTCGGGGCGAAGCAGGCCGGGTGCGCTTCGGCGATCGCGACCACGTGGTGCGGCCAGCGGGCGGCGATGGCGGCGACGGTCTGGCTCATAAGGGCCTCCTGGCCTCGGTGGCCCCGGCGGGACCGTTGTACTGCATGTATCGGTAGTGTCATACGTTTCCCTGACACCCGTCTGGGTGATCCCACCCGCCGCAGCATCCCTGTTCACCTGCGGTGAGTTGCGGTTACCCGCCGGGCGTGTGATGATGACGGGCAGCACCGAGCAGCCCGCCCCTAGCGGCGGGCCGGCCGGCGGGAGAGCGCCCAGCGCCCCGCACGGGCTCGCGGACCATCCAGCGACCCTCTGCGGAGCCCCGCCATGACCGACCTGGACCTCACCGGCGCGCTGCCCGAGCTGCCCGGCCTGACCGACCAGCAGCTTGCCGACCTCGCCGCGGCGCTGGCCGCCTACGCCGACACCGACGAGCCGGCGACCGAGGAAGTGGTCGCGCGGCTGATGACCGCCGCCGATTGGGCCGACGCGATTCGCGCCGAGCAGGCCGGCCGCGCCGACCTGGGCCGCCGTCGCGAGGACGCCCTGGCCCGGCTGCGCACGCCGGCCGTGGCGGCACCCGAACCCGAGCCCGAGCCGGCCCCCGACGAGCCTGAGCAGCAGGCCCCCGCCGACCGTCAACCGGTCGCCGCGGCCGCCCTACCCGCCCCCACGCTGGCCGACGTGGCCGCCCACCGTCCCGCACAGCCGGCCGCGCCCACCCCCGAGCGGCGTCGCCTCGGCCTGGTCGCCGCGACCGACATGGGCAACGTCGGCCGCGGGACGGCCCTGGACGACGGCCCGGCGCTGGCCGCCGCCCTCACCGAGCGGCTGCGCACCATCCACGCCCGCCCGTCCGCGTCGGACGGGGAGCGGTTCATCGTCGCCAGCGCGTCGTGGGCGGATGCCTACCCGCCCGAACGGCGCGTGAGCGGCCAGTGGGACGCCGCCCGCAACGATGCGGTGCTCGCCGCGGTGTCGGCGGCCGCGACCGAGCCAAACGCGCTTACCGCGGCCGGCGGCCTGTGCGGGCCGGTCGGCATCGACTGGACGATCCCGGTGATCGGGGACGCCGACCGGCCGGTGCGCGACGCGCTGCCGTCCATCGGTGCCGACCACGGTGGCCTGCGCTACCTGGACCCGACCGTGTTCACCCCGGCCGGCCTGCGGGCGGGCGTGTCGATCTGGACCGTCGCCAACGACGCCAACCCGGGCGGGGCGAACACGGGCCCGGGCGGCACCGGCACCGGCCCGGTCACTAAACCCTGCATCGAGATCGTCTGCGGCGGTGACCTCACGGTCTATGTCGAGGCGATCACGAGCTGCGTGACGCTCGGCAACCTGCGGGCCAGGTTCAACCCCGAGCAGATCACCGCAGCCCTGAGCTACCTGGCGATCGCGCAGGCGCAGACCGCCGAACTCGAACTGATCCGGCAGATGAAGGCCGTCGCCAAGTACGTGACCAGCGCACACCTGCTCGGCGCCACCCGCGACCTGCTGACCACCCTCGACGTGGCGATCGCCGCCTACCGCGACCGTTACCGGCTGTCCACACTGCGGCCGCTGCGGTTCATCGCCCCGCACTGGGTCCGCGACATGGTCCGCAGCGACCTCGCCAAGGCCATGCACTTCGGCACCTACTCGACGCTCGCCGTCACCGACGCCCAGATAGACGACTGGTTCGCCTCCCGCAACGTCAACACCGCCTTCGCGCTCGACCCGCTCGCCGCAGACCAGGCGTTCGCCGCCCAGGGCGGCACCAGCGGCACCCCGGCCGCGCTGAGCACGTGGCCGGCCACCGTGAAGGCGCTGCTGTTCGCCGAAGGCACCTTCCAGCTGCTCGACGGCGGCGAACTCGACCTCGGCGTCGTCCGCGACAGCCAACTCAACGCGCAGAACAAATACCAGGTGTTCTCCGAAGTGTTCGAGGCCGTCGCGTTCCGCGGGTTCGAAGCCGAGTACCTGACGCTCACCACCATCCCCAACGGCGGCAGCGTCGGCACGGTCGCCCCCGCCTAACCCCTGCTGATCCACCCACCCCACCACGGCGACGGGAGGCCCGGCGATGCCCGACCTGGTCATCACCCCGCCCCCCCTCGCCGCGCCCCGCACCGGCCTGCTCACCACCGCCGCCGACCTCACCCCGGCCGACAGCCACTGGACGGGTGGGATCACCTGGCGGCCCGAACCGTGCCCGCACGCCAGCGCCCGGGCCGACGTGTGCGCCCCCGGCCAGCAAATCGAGCTGCTGGCCGGGGCACCGTCCGGCATCCGGGCGCACCGGCCGATCGTCGTCACCGCCGACGAGCAGTGCTCGGCCATCAGCGAGCACGCCCGCGCCGTCTACGAGGCCCGGGCGCTGCGCGCCCTGTTCGCGGTGCAGTCGTTCGCGGCGGCTCGGGAACTGTGGGCCGGGCCGGTCGCCCAGCAGGCCGGGTTCACCGACAACCTGTGGCTGACCAAGGCTGGGGTCGCGCAAGACCTCACCCCGGCCGGCGGGCCCGCGAGTATTTCCCGCGCCCTCGACATCCTCGAACAAGGCCTCGCCGAGCACGGGCTGTCCGGTGGCCGCGGCGCGATCCACCTGCCCATCGCCGCGATCCCGTTCATCGGTGTCACGAACCTGGGCTCGACGGTGGTCACCGTCGCCGCCGGCACCCCACTCATCGCTGACGGCGGCTACCCGGGCACCGGCCCCGGCGACACCACCCCGGCTGCGGGGACCGCCTGGGCGTACGCGACCGGCCGGCCGTTCTCTGCCGTCAGCGAACCGTGGCTGATCCCCGGGCCCAACGACCCGCTCGCGGCCGCGCTCGACCGCACCGACAACACCTTCCGGTTCGTCGCGGAGCGATACGTGCTCGCCACCTGGGATTCGTGCTGGGTGGGCGCCGTCCACATCACCCTCGGAGCCTGACGATGACCACACCACCCGCCCCGCTGCGCGCCGCCAGTGTCCACGCCCAGATGCTGCGCGCCGTCCGCCTCGACGCGACCGGGCACCCGCTCGTCGGACCCGACTCGATGTACACGAGCAATAACCTCGTGAAACTCGACTACGCCGCCGAGGTCCAAGCCGGTGCCGAGGTCAGCCAGGTCAACGGGCAAGGCCAGCTTTGCGTGACCTTCCGCGGCCTCGACACGATCAAATGGTTGAACCTCACCCTCCAGCTCTGCGACTTCGACCCCGAACTCATCGAGCTGCTGGTCGGCGGCACCGTGCTGGTCGACCAGGCGAACACCGAGACGGTCGGCTACGCCATGCCCCCATTGCTCACCCCCGGCCAGCCCAACGGGGTCGCGCTCGAACTATGGTCCAAGCAGATCCGGGCCGGTGCGGTCGTCGGGTTCTGGCGGCATGTTTTCCCCCGCGCCTGGCTGCGCCAAGGCGACCGCAGCCTCGGTGACGGGGCGATGGAAATGGCCTTCAGCGGCTTCGCCAGCTCGAACCCGAACTACGGCAAGGGCGGCAACAACGACTGGAACTACCCGAGCGACCGGATGTGGCAGGTCGCCCAGGTCGACCAGGCCGAGCTGCCCGTCGACACCCTGGGCTACCAGGCCGTCGCCGCGCCCGGGCCGTGACCGCGCAGCTTCCGGGGCTGTGGGGGCCGGAAGCACTCCTCGATGACGACGGCCGGCCCCAGCCCTTGACGCAGGCCACCGTGTACGTGGCCGCCCTCGACGCGGACGGCAACATCGCCGTCACCGCGCAGCTGGCGACCTGCTACGCCGACACCCACCGCACCCCACTCGACAATCCGCTGCCGGTCGGTGTCACGGACATGGCGCTCGGCATCGACACCCACGGCAACGCGAGCTTCCGGGTCGACGCGCCCGGCCTCTACGCCGTCGTGTTCCAGGTCGGCGGGCGGACCAAGACCATCGTCGCGCCCGTCCGCCCGGATGTAGAGGAGCCGCCGTCGGGCGGCGACTGGGATCCCGCGAAGCCCTACTCGCCCGGCGTCATCGTCGCGGCGGGCGGCGGTATGTGGCTGGCCGTCGCCGACGTGCCGGCGAACGGCCCGACCCCGGGCAGCGACCCGACCAAGTGGGTGCCGATGCCACCGGCCGGGCCCGCCGGGCCCGCCGGCCCCACCGGCCTTTCCGGCCCGGACGGCCCACCCGGCCCCGCCGGCCCACCCGGCCAGGCGGGCATGAGCCCGCGCGGCCCGTGGTCCGCGACCACCGCATACGCGGCCGGCGACGTGGTCACCCGGGCCGGGTCGTCCTGGCTGGCGACGGCCGCGTCCACGGGCCTCGACCCGACCGATGCCGCGAACTCGGCCGCGTGGGAGCTGTTCGCGGCTGCCGCGCCGGGCCCGGCCGGGCCGCAGGGCGCACCCGGCCCGACCGGGCCGCCAGGGCCGATGGGGCCCGTCGCGCCGGGCGGCATGAACTGGGTGGGCGACTGGACACCCGGCAACTCCTACAACCCGAGCGACGAGGTCGCCTACGGCGGCAGCACGTATGTCGCCATCAACGCGACCAGCTCGACCACCGCCCCGGACGCGAGCGCCGACTGGCATCTGCTCGCCCAGCGCGGCGCGCAAGGGCCACCGGGTGACGTGGGCCCGGTCGGCCCGGCCGGAGCCCAGGGCGTACCCGGCGATACCGGGTCTACCGGCAGCCCCGGCAGCGCGGGCCCGCAAGGCCCGCCGGGCCCGCAGGGCATCCCAGGGGACGCGGGCGCGCAAGGGCCCGCCGGTGACACCGGCCCGCAAGGCCCGCAAGGACCGCCCGGACCCACCGGCCCGGCCGGCACCGGCGCACAGGGCCCCGCAGGACCACAGGGCCCGGCGGGGGCCACGGGGCCCCCCGGCCCGCCGAACACGCTGAGCCCCGGCACGGTCACCACCGGCGCGGCGGGCAGCCAGGCCGCCGCCACCATCACCGGGACCGCCCCTAGTCAGACGCTCAACCTGACCATCCCGCAGGGCATCCAAGGCCCGCAGGGGCCGCCGGGACCGGCCGGCGGCGGCGGCACGGGCGGGACGGACGTGGCAACCGTGCGGCGGATGGTGCTGCTCCTGGGAGGCATGTGAGATGACCGAGACGCTCAAGGTGCTCGGCCAGGCCGCCCCCGGCGCGGCCGTATCGGCCGACCTCTACACGGTCCCCGGCTCGACGCAGACCGTCGTCAGCTCGCTGACCATCGCCAACCGGGCCGGCACAGCCACGACGTTCCGCGTCGCCGTGCGGCCCTCGGGTGTGGCGATCGCCAACCAGCACTATCTCGCCTACGACGCGGCGCTAGCCGCCAACGGGTCGATCGCGATGAGCCTCGGGCTCTCGCTCGGCGCGGGCGACGTGCTGACCGTGCAGGCCGCCAGCAGCAGCGTGTCGTTCGGCGCGTTCGGCCAAGAGAGCGGCTAGCGGTGGGCATCACCCGGGCCGGCCCGCAGTGGCGGCGCAAAACGCAGACGTTCACCGCGTCCGGGACCTGGACGCGGCCGGCCGGGGTCGACCAGGTCGAGGCGCTGGTCGTCGGTGGCGGCGGCGGCGGCTGCGGTACCAACCAGATCCGCTGCGGCGGCGGCGGGGGCGGCGGGCAGGTGCTCACCGCCGTCGTGCCCGTCACCGGCGACGTGACCGTGACCGTGGGCGCGGGCGGCGCGGCCGGGGTCGGCGGGGTCACCGTCAACACATACGCGGGCTCCGGCGGCAACGGCGGCAACAGCAGCTTCGGCAGCCTCACCGCGCTCGGCGGGGCCGGCGCGGCCGGCGGTGACGCGCCGGCCGCCTGCGACGGGCTCGCCACCGGCGCCGGAGCGATCAGCCCGGTCACCGCCTCTCCGCCACCCGCGGGTGGCGGCGGTGGGGGAGCCGGCGGTAACGGCGGGCACGCCGGCGCATGGAACATCTCCCACACGTCGAGCAACACCATCCCGGTGATGCCCGGGCTGCACCCGGCCGCCGGAGCCGGCGGCCGCGGCGGGTCGAGCCGCGCGACGAACTCGGGGACGACCGACCCGGGCTGGTCGCTCGGCGGTCCCGGCGGGGTCGGCATCCTCAGCTACGGCGGCGGCGGCGGTGGTGCCGGAGCCTACGGCGGCAGCGGTATCCACGGCGGCGGGTCCGGGCAGTCGTGCTCGGCCACGGTCGGCGTGCAGCAGGCCCCGACCAGCGGCGCGGCGAACTCGGGCGGCGGCGGCGGGGGAGCCGGGGCGACGAGTACCGCAGTGACCACGGCCGGCGCGGGCGGCTCCGGCGTAGTTCAGGTCGTGTGGTGGGAACAAGGCTGAAAGGGGACGCCGATGGGCTGGGCCACCGTGACGCCGCCCGGCGTCCGCAAACGCTCGCAGACGTTCACCGCGTCGGGGACATGGACGCGGCCGCCGACCGTCGACTGCGTGGACGTGCTCGTCGTCGGCGGCGGTGGCAGCGGTGGCAGTCTGTCCGCGTGGACCGGCGGCTGCGGCGGCGGCGGCGGGGGCCAGGTCGTCGCCACCACCGTCCCCGTGACAGGTGACGTCACCGTCACGGTCGGCGCGGGAGCGGTCGCGCCGACCCCGAGCGGCGGCGCGGGAATGCACGGCGCGGCCGGCGGGTCGAGCAGCTTCGGGTCCGTGACCGCGCTCGGCGGCGGCGGCGGCGCGGGCGGACACCAGGGGTCGCTGCCAGCCGCGCTCGACCAGGGCACCGGCGGTGGGGACTGCACGCCCGGCGCCTACGCGGGCGGTGGTGGCGGCGGGGCCGGCGGGCACGGCGAGCACGCCTGGCCCGGACAGGTCGGCGCGCAAGAGCCGGCCTTCCGCGCCGGGGCACTCGTGCAAGGCGGTGGTGGCGGGGGAGCGGCCGGTGGTGGTGCCGGCGGCGCGAACGGGCAGATCTACGGTGGCGCGGGCGGTCCCGGCCTCTACGGTTACGGCGGCGGTGGTGGTGGTGGGGGTACGCGATCCGGCCCCGGCACGCATGGCGGCGGGACGGGAACACAAACCGCCGCGCCCGTCACCGGCGCGACGGCCGGCGCGGCGAACACCGGCGGTGGTGGTGGCGGCGTCGCGTCGAGCACAGCAGTCACGGCGAGCGGCGGTAACGGTGGCAGCGGCATCGTGATCGTCACGTGGTGGGAGTGAGGGCTTGCCGTGGACCCATGGATCGACCCGGCCGACCTGACTGCCGCCCTGCCCACCATCAGCGTGGCCGCGGCGGCGGACGCGGCCGCCGCGGCCACCGAGCTGCTGTGGGCTCTGAGCGGCCGGCAGTTCGGCGTGCTCACTGAGACCGTCCGCCCCTATGGGTGCCGGCGCTGGCCGAGCTGGACGGCGGGCATGGTCGGCTGGATACCGTTGGTCGGCTGGGGCCTGCCGCTGCCCGCCGGCGGGCCGGTCGGCGGGATGGCCGACCCGTGGACGTGGTGGTCCGGGGACGGCACCACCTGCGGCTGCGGCCGCACCGCCCACACCGAGCTGCTGCTGCCCGCCCCCGTCATCGAGATCACCGAGGTCATGGTGGACGGCGCGCCGCTCGACCCGAGCGCGTGGATGCTGCGTGACCGGCGCGTCCTCGCCCGCACGGACGGTGGCTCCTGGCCCGTCTACCAGAGCCCGGACATGCCCGCCGACCAGCCGGGCACCGCTGCGGTCACCCTCACCCACGGCATCGGAGTCCCCGCCGCCGGCCAGGCCGCGGCCCGCACGCTCGCCGTCGAGCTGGCCCGCGACGCCGACCCGGCGCTGCGCAAGGACTGCCGGCTGCCGCAGCGGGTCACCACCCTCACCCGCCAGGGCGTGACGCTGGCGACCGTGGACGACCTCGCCGTGATCGACCGGGGCGGCACCGGGATCGTCAGCGTCGACATGTGGGTGCGCAGCGTGAACCCGCACCACGTCGCGCAGCCCGCCGCCGTCCTGTCGCCGGACACGTTCCCCCGGTTCTCCCATCCCTAGGAGGCCCCCGATGGCCGACGAGTACGCGCACGGTGAGACGCATCCGTTCGCGCCGCACCCTCCCGCCGGCCGCCTGGACGGCGGCGCCGAGCCCGCGGGCACTGGTGGCCGCGCTGCGGGTGGCTCTGGTGACAAGCCGCGCGAACCGGACGAGCCGGACCTGACGGCGATGACCGCCGGGGCGCTGCGCGAGTGGATGGGTGACGACCAGGGCCGCGCGCTGGCCGTGCTGGACGCCGAACGGGCCCGCGGCAACCAGGCCCGTTCGACGGTCATCGGCGCGGCCGAGGCGATCGTCGCCCGCAAGTGAACGACCCGGGCGCCGTGGCGGTGCTGCTGCTCGACCACGTGGCCGCGCACCTGACCGACCCGCCCGCCCGCCGCTACACCAGCCCGGGCGAGACGGCCTGGGACGGCGACCAGCTCACCTGCCAGATGACCAGCAGCTACTACGGGCAGCCCGGCCGGCCGCTACCCGGCCCGACGAACGACGTGAACGCGGGCCGGCTGCGGGTCGGCGTGTTCGAGGTCGAGGTCGTCCGCTGCACGCCCGGCCCCGACGACGACGGCACCCCGCCCGGCGCCGCCGTCCTCGCCGCCGCCGCCGCCGCGCACCTGGCCGACTTCGCCGGGCTGTGCGCGGCCCTGGACGAGCTGGCGTTCCCCGGCCACTCGGGCAACCCGCTCGGCACGAGCGCCTGGGCCGGCCCGGTCACCGCGAAAGGACCGGCCGGCGGATACGTGAGCTGGACCACCACCGTCCACGTCGGGCTCTGACATGCCCGGGCTCTACGACGGCGAGTGGACGCACCTGGCCGGCGGCGCGCTGGACGAGCTGCTGACCGGCGTGGCCGGGCCCGTCATGCGTGACGCCTACGAGCGCGGCGAACGGGTCGCAGAGATGGCCCGTCATCAGGTCCGGCCGAGCCGCGTGCGGACCGGCCAGTGGGCCTCGGCCCGCATCCAGGAACGCAGCCTGCGTGACTCGATCGTCGTCAAGTTCGCCACCGTGTCGGGTGGCGGGCCCGTCGTCGTCGTGCAGGCCGCCAAGCATTACGCGCTGTTCGTGGATCAGGGCACCCGCCCGCACATCATCCGGCCCCGCCGCAAGAAGGTGCTCGCGTTCTGGTGGGAGAAACAAGGCCAGTGGACGGTGCGCCGCAGGGTCAACCACCCCGGCGGCAAACCCACCTACTTCCTGTCCGGCAGCCTGGTCGCCGCCGGCGACGGCTCCCACACGTTCACCGGCCGGTTCGGCGCCACCCACACGGTCGGCGCGGTGACCGGGATCTGACGGTCAGCTAGCGTGCGATCAGCCCCAGTTCCCGCTCGACCGCGAGCCGCACCCAGCTCGACAGCGAACGGTGATCGGCCTCCGCCTGCACTCGTGCCTTCTCCAGCACATCGGCGGGGAACCGGATGGGCACGGGCTCGCTCAACGGCGGCCGCTGCCGCGGCCGGCGCCGCACGGCCGGCCCCCGCGGCATCTGATGGGCCGGGTCGGCGTAGTACTCGTATTCCTCTTCGGGGGTCATCGGTTCGGTCGTCATCAGCGGTCCTCTCGGTATTGGCGGGCAAGGGCAACGGGGGCCACGTAGCAGCCGATGGGGCGGCAGCGGCGCGGGTCACCGTCTTTCGAGGGAAGGATCGGGACCAGCAGGACGACGCCGGCGACTTCCGCCACCATCAGCCAGTGGGCGGGCGGGTCCGCCTCGTAGAACAGCGGGCCGGAGGCCCAGACCTCGTATATGTCGGCAATCCCGAGCGCGGCGTGCTTGAACAGGTGGGCGCGCTGCGTGTCGATCTCGAAGGGATCCTCGTCATCGAGGGCTTCGACATCGAGCAGCGGTTCCCTGTCCATGCCCTAATCGTATAACAACCGGCTACGTTAGGGGTCACCCGTTCGGGTAGTTGCCCGGTAGCGGGGGACGAGCCGCATATGGGCGGCCGCCACGCACAGCCGGTTCCCGCAGGTCCGCTCGGGCCGCCGGCCGGCCGGGATCGGCCCGTGCGCCAGCTCCCACGCGACCCGGTGCGCGTAGATGGTCCCGCGGCCCTTCACCCAGAACACCGGCCATCCGTCGTGGGTGCGCGCCCCTGACCAGTCCAGGCATGGGCCGGCGGCCAGCGAGGCCGGCGGGCCGCTGCCCGTGTAGCGGTGGAACCGCTGCTCCAGTTTGCTGAGCACCCGCGCATTATGGACGCGCGTCCACAATGTGGGCGCCGAGGGCCTTCCCCGCGGCCGGCCGACTGCGCACGGTGGCTGCCATGACCGACGACGTGCGCACGTTCGGCACCGGGCAGGCCAGCGGCGACGCGCCGCCGCTGACGTTCGAGGTGATGGCCTGGGACCGCCGGGAGCGGCGCACCGTCGCCGAGCGGTTCACCGCGGTCGGCTCCGTGCCGTTCGGCGCGATCCAAGACCTCGAAGGCACCGCAGATACCGACCTGATGCGCCGGTTCCTGGAGCGGTGTCTGCTCACCGACGACGCCACCGATGACGCCGACTGCTCGCTCGACCGGTTCGTCGCGTTCTTCAACGACCCGGACCTCGACGTGCCCGGCCACGTCGTCCTCGACCTGTTCGAATGGCTGTACGGCACCTACGCGGAGTCGCACGGTTTCCCCCGCCCTACGGTGCAGCGCGGGCCCTCACGCGCTACGCGACGAGCAACCCGTGGATCGACGGGCGAGCCCTCGCCGCCGGGATCGACCTCCGCGCACTCCCTGCGGGTCGCGCGTTGAGCATGATTGAGCACCTGCTGGCCGAGGACCGCTGGAGGGCGATGCGCTCCGAGAAGGACCGCAGCCCCGAGGACGCCCGCCGCTCCCTGGCCGACGCGCTCGCGCAAGCCGGGGCGACCACCACGGCTACCGGCAAACCCGACCCGGACACCTGGGGCGACGACACCGACTGGTCCGCGCACACGGTCTGACAGGGGAGGCGGTGACCCGCGGTGGCCGTGGTCGGAGAAGCGATTGTGCTCGTGCGCCCACTCACGACGGGATTCGCCAGAGAGGTCATCGCCGAGACGGACAAGGCGATGCGTGAGGCCGGCCGGCACGGCGCGCAGGCTTACCGGGAAGGTAACCGCGGGCCGATGCGCGCGGCCGGTGCGGCCGGCGCCCGTGACGCGGCTGCGGGGGCCGAGGCCGAGGCCGGCGCGGCCCGCCGGGCCGGGGCCGCGCATGGCCGGGCGTTCCGGCTCGGCTGGGGCGCGGCTGCGGTCGCCGCCGGCACCGTGGGCGTGGCCGCCGTGAAGATGGCCGCCAACTTCCAGGCCCAGACGAACCTGCTCGTCACCGCAGCCGGGGAAGCGCCGGAGGCGTTGGCCGGTATCCGCAAGGGCATCCTCGACATCGCCGGGCAGACCGGCGTTGCCTGGCACCAGCTTTCCGAGGGCGCCTACAACCTGGGCAAAGCCGGTTATCACGGGGCGGATGCGCTCGTCGTGCTGAAAGCCGCCGCCCAGGGCGCCCGGGAGGAAGGCGCCGACCTCGCCACCGTCACCGGCGCCATGACCTCGGTGATGGCGACCTATCACCTGAAGGCGTCCGACAGCGTGCGGGTGATGAACGCGCTGAAGACCGGCGCGGGCGAAGCCAAGACGACGATGCAGGACTTCGCCGGCTCACTGTCCACGGTGCTGCCCCTCGCCAGCATCGCGCACGTCGGGTTCGACCAGATCGCAGGGGCGCTCGCCACTCTCACCCAGCACGGCACCAGCGCTCAGCAGGCCACCCAGGACATGCACGCGCTGCTCGTCAGCCTGACCGGAGGCAGCCATGCCGCTTCCAGCGCCATGCAGCAGATGGGCATCGACGTCACCGACCTACAGAAGAACGTCGGGAAACGGGGGCTGACCGGCAGCGTCGAGCTAGTCGTTGACGCGATTACTAAACACATGGGGCCGGGCGGCCTCGTCCTGCAAGACGCCTTCAAAAAGAGCAAGTCCGCAGCGGCGGACGCCCAGATCATGCTCTCGAAGATGCCGGGGCCAGTGGCCGAGATCGCGAAGCGGTTCGCGGACGGCAGCATTACCAGCAAGGAATGGATGGGCACGATCCGCAAGCTGCCCGTCGACCAGGCGAACCTGGCCCGCCAGTTCGCCGTGGTCGAGAGCCGGTCCCGCGGGTTCAACGACCGGCTGCGCGCGGGCGACCCCGCAGCCAAGACGTTCCAGGCAGCCTTGCAGAGCGTCCTCGGCACCCAGAACGCGGCGAACGCCGCCCTCATGCTGTCCGGCGAGAACATGCAGGGCTTCCGCGACCGCACCGAACGGGTCGGCAAGTCGCTGCGGGACAACAGCAAGGACGTGGAGGGCTGGGCCAGCACGCAGAAGCTGTTCAACGTCCAGCTCTCGGCGTTCATCCAGCGGGTCGAGGGCGTCGGCATCAAGCTCGGCACCGCGCTGATCCCGATGCTGCTCGGCGCGGCCAAGGGCATCGGCGACTTCGCCTCCACCGTCGCCCACGCGATCCCGGTCGGCACGATCATGGGCGTGCTGCGGCCGGTCGGCGACGAGATCGGCCGGTTCGCTAGCGGGGTCGGCCGGCTGATGAAAGACCTGGCTCCGGTCGCCGGGATGATTGTCGCCGCGTTCGGCGGGGCCGTGCTGCTGGCCGTGCGTGGGCTCGGGGAAGCCCTCGGGTTCGTCGGCGACCTGCTCCGCCGCTACCACGGGTGGATCGCCCCGCTCGCCGCCGGAATCCTCGTCGCCGCGGCCGCGTTCGGCGCGTGGCGCCTCGCCGTGCTGGCCTGGAACGCGGCCGGCCGCGCCTTCGAGGCTGTCCAGAAGGCGATCAAGGTCGCTATGGAGGCGAACATCTGGGTGAAGGTCGCCCTGCTGGTGATCGCGCTCGGCACCGCCCTCGTCTACGCCTACAAGCACAGCGCCACATTCCGCCGCGTCGTCCACGAGGCCCTGCACGCGGTCGGGCAGGCCGCCTCGGCGGTCGGCCATTTCTTCGTCGGCATGTGGCACGGGATCCGCGACGCGCTGAACGCCGTGGTCGGGCTCGTCGGTGGTGTGGTCGATGGGATCGTCGGGGTCTGGCACGGCCTGGTCCACGGGTTCGAGGCGGTCGGTGAGGCCGTGGTCGGGTTCCTGCGCCGCTGGTGGAAGCTGCTTCTCGTCGTCTGCACGCTAGGGGTCGCGTTCATCCCGCTGGTGGTCCTCAAGTACTGGCGGCAGATTTACGCCTTCGAGGTCGCGGTCGGCCGGGCGATCGTCGGCGCCGCGGTGGCGACCTGGCACGCCGTGTGGGGCGTGGTGAAGGCCGTGGGTGAGGCGATCTGGTCGGCTGCGGTAACGGTCTGGAACGCCGTCTATGGGGCCGTCGCCGGCCCCGTCCGGGCGGTCTGGTCAGTCGTGAGTTTCGTGCTCGGGCTCGTGCTCAAGCTGTGGCGGTGGGAGTGGGATACCGCGCTGGCGATCGTGACCGGCGCGTGGAAGCTCATCAGTGACGGCGTGTCCGGCGCTGCCGGGTTCCTGTGGAAGAACATCATCAAGCCGTTCATCGACCTCGTGACCGGCGCCTGGTCGGGCTTCTGGGGCGGCCTGCAATCGGTCGCGTCCACGATCTTCGGGGCGATCTCGTCGGCGATCTCCGACACCCTCGGCGGCATCCAGTCCGCGTTCTCCACGGCGGTCGACGCGATCCGCACCGTCTGGGACCAGATCAAGGGTTACGTGGCGGACCCGGTCAACGTCGTGATCGACGTGTACAACAAGGGGATCGTGCCGGTCTGGAACTGGGTGGCCGGCGTGGTCGACCTACCGAAGGCCCCGACATTCGGCCCGGTCAAGTTCGAGCAGGGCGGCATCCGGTTGCCCGAGCAGGCAACGATCGCGCCGGGTCGTGGGCGGGGGCTCGTGCAGTGGGCCGAGCAGGGTACGGGCGGGGAGAGTTTCATCCCGCTGGCTCCCGCCAAACGCGAGCGTTCGCTGGCGATCTGGGCGCAGACCGGCCGGCTGCTCGGCGCGTTCGAGGGCGGCGGCATCCTCGGCAGCATCGGTGACGCGCTGTCGGGCCTGGCGTCGGGCACCGTCACCGTGCTGGGCAAGGCGGTGAGCTTCGCCCGCGGGAAAGTCGCCGACGCGCTCGCCGCGATGTTCGGGCCGGTTCGGGCGCTGATCGCGGACGCGCTGGGGGGCAAGGGCTGGGCGGGCTCGCTCGGGCGGCTCATCACCCGTCCGATCGACTCGCTCATCGACTTCGTGCGCGGACGGACCGTCGACGCGGCGAAGGTGCCCGGCGGGATCGGGCCGCAGACCGCCCGCTGGTCCGACCTCGCCTACGTCATGCTGTCCGTCCTGCATCAGCAGGCCGCGCTACCCGGCTGGCTGCGCCGCATCCAACTGGAAAGCGACGGGAATCCATTTGCCTTGAACCGCGATGACATAAACTGGCAACGCGGAACGCCTTCGGTCGGTTTGGCTCAAGTAATAGGCCCGACATTCCGCGCCTATGCCGGCCCCTACGTCCATCGCGGCCCGTTCCTTTACGGAGTATCAACCGACGCAATGGCGAACATGTTTTCCGGGGCGTCGTATGCGACTGCCAGATATGGCAGTGTGGCCGCGGTCGACCCGCTCGTCCACCCTGGCGGCTACGACTTCGGCGGGCCGCTCCCACCCGGTCTGAACCTGGCATGGAACGGTACGGGGCGACCCGAGAACGTGCGTAGCGCCGGGCAGGAGGACGCGCTGCTCGCGGAGCTGCACGCGATCCGGGTCGTGCTCGACGGTGGCAGCGCCCGGCCCGTGGTCCACCAGGAGGCCCACTACCACGGCAGCGATTACCGGCGCTCCGAGTGGGAAGCGCGCCGTGACCTCGTCAACGCACTCGCCGGGCTGGTCTGATGCCCGTCTCGATCACCCACCCGCCGGACAACTGGGATTACCAGCTGGCCAGCATCTACATCGGCGGCTGGCCGTGCGCGACGGACGGGTGGGGCTGCCAGTGGGCGGCCGAGGAGATCGACGGGTGGGACTCGGCCGAGCTGCGCCGCGCGCAGTTCGACCGTCTGTTCAACCACGGTGCCACGCTCGGCAAGGCGTACCGCAGCGCGCGGCTGCTCACGATGAAGGGGACGGTGGTCGCGCCCGACCGCTACGCGCTCGAGGCTGCCCGTGACCGGCTGCGCCGCGCGATCCCCATCGACTCCGACGTGACCCTCACCGCCAACGAGCGCCCGCCTAAGCAGCTTGCCGTCCGCCGGGCGGGAAAGGTCGTGTTCGCCCGCGTGCAGGGTCTCACCCCGGGTGTGCCGGTCGCCTCCACGTTCGAGGTAGGGATGATCGCCGCGCAGCCGGACAAGACCGCGACCGCCTACCAGGCTGTCAGCCTGTCCCCGAACACGCCGAGCGGCGGCAAGGCGTTCCCGTGGGGCTTCCCGCTGCGGTTCACCCTGCTCGGCGTCTCCGGTCACGGGTCACTGACCAACCAGGGCACGGCCGACGCCGACACGACCATCTGGTGGGCCGGGCCGCTCGACTGGCCGGTGCTCACCGAGCGGCTGACCGGCTGGCGGATGCAGCTGCAAATGAGCATCCCGGCCGGCCGGGTCGTGGTCGTGGACGGCGCGGCCCGCACCGCCATGCTCGACCAGGATTCGGTCTACGGCGCGCTGTCGGGTGGCGTGCTCGACCCGCTGGTCGTGCCGGCGGGCGGGTCGGCGGACCTTACCGTCCTCGGGACGGGAACCGGCCGGGTCACCGTCATCAGCCGGGATACGTGGGAATGAGACACACACATCCACGCAGGCCCGGAAGGGGTCCGTCATGGCGTTGGTGAAACCGGCCGGCTTGCAGCAGCACACGCTCAACACCGCGAGGGCCACCCGGTTCGCGGCGAACCCGTGGGTGCGCAACGGAGTCGTCGCGGACAGCCACTACGCGGTGACGGGCGACCCCGGCACGTTGAGCGTGAACGTGGCGGCCGGGATCGCGCTGCTGGAACCGGGCCGCTGGCAGGGAGACCTCGTGCTCGTCAACGACGCCCCGGTCAACCGCTCGATCAACATCCAGTCGGCTGCGGGCAGCCGCAACGACCTCGTCGGTCTCCAGGTCTGGGACTCCGCGCTCGGTGACGCCACCGACGACTGGGACGTGGTCGTGGTCCGCGGGGCGACCGGGGCCGGCGACCCGGCCGCGCCGAAGTCCGCCGGCTGGTTGCCGTTGGCCCGGGTGAAAGTGCAGCAGGGCGACAAGGTCGGTACCGACCTGGACGTGACCCGGCTGGTATCCACGGTCGCCGTCGTCCGTGACGGCGGGTTCGACGTGACCGACCTCGCCTTCCCGTTCCCGCTGCCCTTTCCCGACCATCACCGGGTCACGGTCGGCAACGGGGGCATTTTCACGGTCCACACGTCGTGCCCGTTCACTCCGCGGGTCACGACGTTCACCCCCACGTCGCCCATGTACTACGACCTGAACATCGTCGCCACGATCCTGTGGGACCGGAACACCTACAAGGGCGGCTCCTACACGGCGCAGGCGTTCCGCGTGGACGGCGCGCCTGTGTCCGCCGGGAAAGTCATCGAGTTCGACGCGCTCTACGTGCCCGACAACCCCTGATGTCCGGGCAGGTGCGGGCGCTGCTGGTCGGCCGCGACGGCACGGTGACCGGCGAGCTGGCCGACCCGACGCAGATCGGCTGGGAGCAGGCGCTCGGCGGGATGGGCGGCTCGGCGACCGTGAGCACGAGCCTGGACGACCCGCTGCTCGCGCTCGGCCCGCTCACCTGCGAGCCGTGGGCCGCCGAGCTGCTGCTCATGCGCCAAGATCCCGACGACCCGAACTGGGCGGACTGGCGGCCGGTGTTCTACGGGCCGATCGCCCAGGTCACGTGCGACATCGACGCGACCAGCGCGGACAGCCCATCCGTGCAGATCAAGGCGCTGCCCGCTCTGTCCTGGCTGGACCGACGTGTCTGCACCCGGGACGTGACGTGGAAGAGCTGGCGGGCCGACGCGATCGCCCGCGACCTGCTCGCCCGCGCGACCGCCGGCTACGGGTCTGTCGGCGCGGTACACGCGTTCGGCGTCACGGCCGACCGCTCGACCATGCCCCGCATCGACCACGCGGCCCGCGGCCGCGACCAGAAGACCTACGCGACGCTGCTGCGCGACCTGGCCCGTTGGCTCGACTTCCGCGAGGAAGTCACCTGGGACGGGGAGAACGCCGGCCGCACCCTGCTGCTCGTCGCGCCGCGGATCAGCACCCGCATCACCACGCCACTGCAACTTGGCGTCACGTTGACGAAACTGAGCGTGAACCGGCCGACCACGACGACCCGCACCTACGTCGGCGGTGCCGACCACACCGTCACCTACACGGTGCCGGCCCCGCACCGCGCGACCAAACCCCAGGACCGCCACCCACTGCGCCCCGTCACCGCGAAGCGCACCGTGCAGCTCACCGCAGCCGCCCGCAACCCGGCGCTGGAAGTGGTCTACGGGGCCCTCGAGCACGCGGAGACGGACACGAACGCCGCGACGCAGGCCGCCGCCGACGCGCTCGCCGCCGCACGGCTCGCCGCGCTCGCGCCGCGCTGGATTCTCAACGCCGGGTTCATCCCCGGGCCCGGCCTGCCCATCGATCTCGTGCGCCCCGGCGACAGCGTGCGCATCCAAGCGCAGCGCGGCTGGGTGAGCGTGGACGGGTGGCGGCGGGTAACGCAGGTCGCCGTGAGCGTGGACCAGGGTAGCGAGACGGTCACGCTGTCCACGGTGGAACCGGCGGATGATGCGGGGGATACCCCGCAGAGCATGGGAGCCATCTGATGCCTCTCGTCCCGGCCGCGCAGCACCCCGACCCGCACCGGGCGCTGGCCGCGCTGCTGCGCGGCGTGGGGGAGATGGCCCGCGCCGCGGCCGCGGCTACCCCGGTCGGCACGGTGCAGGCCGCCCGCATCGACAACCCCGCGCCCACCGCTACGAGCGCGGTCCCGGTACCCGTCTACGCGCTCACCCCCATCGGACCGGTCGACTCGCTCGTGGTCGCCGTGGACGTAGGCGCGAGCGACGCGACGACGGCCGGCGAGGTCGTCGTCGGGTACGACGACGTGCAATGCGACGTGCTCGACTGGACGGGTGACGGCGGGTACTCGGAACTTTCCGCCGACGTCCCCGACGACGGCGGCCTCGTGCTCACGCTCGCCCGTACCGCCGGCACGGGCAGCGTGTGGTGCCGGGTGCTCGCCTGCTGGCCCGTCCCCCCACCCGAACCGGTGACCTGATGGTCAGCCGCGCATGGTGCTGGAAGGTGGCCGAACGCGCCGGGTGGATGGCGTGGGCCGCGGTGATGGGCCTCGTCCTCGGCTGGTGGGCGGTGCCGCTGGTGGGCGGGACGGCCGTGCTCGCCGGGGTCGCCGGCCGCGAGGTCGGCGCCCCCGAATCCCCCGCGTGGCTGCCCGCGAGCGTGGACCCGCCCGTGCTCGCGCCCATCGACACCGACCCGGCCCGGTGAGGGAGGGAGGACCGTGGATGCCCCCCGCCGCCCGGCGCGACCCGGCGCCCCGCATGATGGCCGTCCTGCTGGCCGTGGACGCCTATCTGGCCGGGCTGCTGCTGTTCGCGTCGCCGTCCCGGTTCCTTACCCCGGCCTGGGACCCGGCGCGGCTGCTGGTGCCGTGGCTGCCCGAGGCCGACCGGCTGCGGCCCTACGGCGTGCTCGCCTTGGCGCTCACGGCGACCACCATCGCGCTGTGGTGGGCGCGCCGGCCGGTCTGGCGGCTGCCGGTGATGGCCCTGGCCGGCATGTGGGCCTTCCTCACCGTCATGTTCACCGTGACCGCGTTCACCGACCCGTACGAGGGGCTGGTCCGGCCCGCGCTCGCCGCGGCGATGACCGTGCTGCACTGGCAGGCCGGCCGCGACCTGCTCGGGCCGCTGTGATGGACGCGGCCGCGCTCACCACCGTCGTCGGGTCGGTCGTGGCCGCCGGCACCGCCATCAGCGGGGCGATCATCGCCCAGGGCGACCGGCGCACCCGCGAACGGGCGGAACGGGCGGCCGAGCGGCTGCGCCGGGAGAAGGCCGAGGAAGAAGAACGGTCCCGGCTCGCCGCCCAACGCCTCGCGGAACATCAGCAGACCGTGACCGAGCTGCGCGAGGTCATCACCACCTTGCGTGAGGAACTGGCGCAGGCCCGCGCCTACGCGGCCGAGCAGACCCGCGAGCTGAACCGGCTGCGCGGGGTGAACCGGGGGCGGCGTTGAGCGGCGCCTCCGCCCGGCTGGTCGAGCGGCGCCATGCCGACCGGGCGCACCCGCACTGGTGGCACTCGGCGCCGCTCGCGCTGTCGGTCGCGTCCGTCGCGCTGCTGCTGGTGACCGTGAGCCTCGCCCTCACGTTGACCTCGCGGGCCGACGACGCCCGCCGCGACGTGCGCCGGCTGTGCCCGGTGCTGGCCGGGCTCGCCGCCCGCGACCCGGACTCGATCATCGCCGCCCGCGCCGCCGCCGCGGCGGCCGCCCTGCACTGCCCCGGGAGGCCCTGACATGCCCCTGCACCTGCCCGACGTGAGCGAGTTCCAGGCCAACGTCGACTGGCCGAAACTGGTCGCCCGCAATGGCGGCGCGGCGATCATCCGCGCCTACAGCGGTTTCCGGCCGGACCACATGTGGCCGGGCCGCCGGGCCGCCGCCGAAGCGGCGGGCGTGCGGATACTCGGCATCTACGCCTACCTGGTGCCGTCCCGTGATCCGATCAGCCAGGCGGAGGACTTCTGCGGCCTCGTCGGCGCGCTCAAGTACGGGCAGTTCGCGATGGCCGACTACGAGGACCAGGGCTTCATCGGCCGGAAAGACAACATGGCCTGGCTCGCCGCCTGGTACGGCCACGTGGACCAGCGCCTTTCCGACCCGCGCAGCCGCGGCGCCTGGCATTACGGCGGGTACTACCACGCCCAGCAGACCGGCACCCTGCCCGTCTTCGACTCGCCGCGGCGCAGCATCGTCGCCGCCTACCGGGCGAACCTGCACGACGGCAGCCCCGTGCCCCCACACACCGCCTGGCAACACACCGACCGCGACTCGTGCGGCAACTGGCTCGCCACCGGAATCGTCACCGGCACCACCGGCTGCGACTGCAACGTCATCGAGGAAGTGGACACGGTCGACCAGGTACTGGCCCAGGCCTACAAGGGAGCCGCCCCGCCCGCGCAACCGGCCGGCACACCCCCGCCGCCGCGGCCCGCGAACCGCTTCGCCGGCTGGCCGACGCTGGCGATCGGCAACACCGACACGCTGCGGACCAAAGCCCTCCAGTTCGACCTCAACCTCGCGTGGAAGGCCAACATCTTGCAGGTCGACGGCGTGTACGGCGCCGCGACCCGCGACCGGGTCGCTGACTTCCAACGGTTCTTCCACCTGCTGCCGGTCGACGGGATCGCCGGCCCGCAGACCCTCGCCACCCTCGACTGGCGGCTCGACCAGCTCGGCATCGCCGCCAACGAGCCACGATGACCACCCCGGTATGGCTCGCGTTCGCGTTCTGCCAGAACCGCCGGTGCCCGCAATGGGGCCTTATCTGTACCACTGCCGCGCGGGAAGTCGCCGGCGTGAAAGTGCCGCCCCGGGAACGCTGCGACGCCTGCGGCGACCTCATGTACGTGAAGGTCAGCGGCTTACGGGAGGCGCATTCCCCATGACCACCCCGGACGCGCCGGTGGCCGTCATGGACGCGCGGCTCACCCGCTACGCCGACGCCGCCCGCCTCCCCGACCTCGGGCGGCGGCCATGACCACGACCACGGTCCCCCCGGCCCGCCGCCGCTGGGCGAGCGCCGCGGAACGGGCGCTGCGCGTGTTCGCGCTCGCGTTCTGCGGGCAGCTCGTCGCCTCCGGCCTCGGGGACGGGCTCACCGACACCGCCGTCTGGCAGAAAGCGGCCGCGGCCGGCGTCCTCGCCCTGGCCGACCTCGTGCTGTCCACGCTCGGCACCGGCATCGGCAACACGGCCACCCCGTCGCTGCTGCCGGCCCGGCTCGACCCGACCACCCCACCCATAGAGGGGGCCACCCCATGACGCTTGGTCGACTGAACGAACCCCCTAGCAACGAGTGGGCCGACATTGACCAAGACCCTGAGTTCTACTTCGGCCTCACTATGTACGGTAAAGCAGTATCCGTACAGGTCCGCGATAGCTACATCGCGCTGTCGCTACATGATGACGCCCCGCGTAGCAATGAGGTGGGAGATCCGGTCGCCATTCCAATGGAAGACGCCCGTCGCTTACGCGACTTGCTAAACGTCGCCACGGCGCGTGGAATGCTCTAGGAGCCGCCCCATGACCACGATCCCAGACACGCTGGCCGGCCTGGCCGAACCCGTCGACAGCCTCGTCCCCTACCCGGGCAACCCGCGCCGCGGCAACGTCGAGGCGATCGCGGACAGCCTGCGCACCAGCGGACAATACCGGCCGATCGTGGTGAACCGGCGTGACCGCCGCGTGCTCGCGGGCAACCACACGCTCGCCGCCGCAAAGGCGTTGGGCTGGACCGAGATCGCGGTGACCTGGGTCGACGTGGACGACGACGAGGCTCGGCGCATCGTTCTCGCGGACAACCGGCTGAACGATCTCGCCGGCTACGACAACCGCGAACTGGCCGACCTGCTGCGCGCCCTGCCCGATCTCGGGGGGACCGGATATACGAGCACCGAAGTCGATGATCTGCTCGCCCTGCTTCATCCGCCGAGCCTGGATGACCTGGCCGCCGAGCATGGGGAGCCGGATGAGATGGCCGGCTGGCCGGTGCTGCGGTTCGTCGTGCCCTATGAGGTGCGCGATCGAGTGCTGGGCGTGCTGCAGATGATCGGCGGCGGGAAGGACGAGCCCGAGCATGTGACCGTCGCACGGATGACGGAGCTGGCCGCGGTGGCATGGGAGAGCCCGTGAGCGCCCGAGTGCTGATTAGCTTCCACTATGCCCCGGGCGATCTAGCCGGACTGGTGAACGAGGTATGGCCCGAGGCCATCATGGGCGACAGCGGTGCGTTCTCGGCCGCAACCGTGGGCCGGCCGATCAAACTGGCTGATTACGCCGCATGGTGTCAGCGCAACGCGAGGCATCTGTGCTGCCATGTGAACCTAGACGTGATAGGGAACCCCCAGGCGACCTGGGACAACCAGCGGCGGCTCGAATCCGAGTTCGGCCTGCATCCCATCCCCGTATTCCACTTCGGCAGCGAGTGGTCGTGGTTCGAGCGGTACCTCGACGCGGGGTATCCGCTGATCGGGCTAGGCGGCCTCGTCAACAAAGCGACAGCGCAGATGATGGCGTGGTTGGTCCGCGCGTTCCGCATGGCCGAGGGACGCGCGGTCCTGCATGGTTTCGGCGCGACGAACTGGCGGATGGTCCGCGACCTGCCGTTCTACTCGGTGGACTCGACCACCTGGACGGTC